TGTGGGTGTCACGGAACAATTCCTATCCGGGTTCAAGGATGTGTTCCATGAGGTAATCAAGGACCAGGAAATTGAGGGACTTGTGATCAAAAATACCCGTGGTATTCTGAACCTTGGGAGGACTGGAAACCAGGATAGCAACTGGATGTATAAAGTGAGAAGGCCGAGCAATTCGTATCGGTTTTGAAAGGAGAAAATTATGAAATGCCCGAAATGCGGATGTGAAGATTTTATTGTGACGTGCGACACACACGACAGTGTAACCTACCTGTCAACCATCGATGATGACGGGAATATTGACTTGGAGCAAGGCGATATGGATTACTGGGGAAACGCTGAATGCGATGAATGCGGCGCCAAAATCGACATCGGCACCGGAGAACTGTTGGAACCTGGGGTGGACCTTACGCCATTCACCGTCTTGTTATTGTACCCCGATCCGGACAACCTGGAAATATTTCTGGCTCATGTGTGCGAAGCTGATGCAGATGCTGCGTTGGCATCAACACGAAAAAGAGCGGTAGCGGCCAACAATGGATCGTTCGACCTGGAGGATTTTACTCCGGTTGGAATCTTTAGTGGCCACCTCGAGATCGAGGGGCTGGTGATCAAAAATACGATTGGTTATTGCAAAAAATGTGAAAAAATTGCAACTTGGAACGATGTTAAAGGCTTGCATTGTCCTGAATGTAAATCAAAGGACCTTTCCATCTTTGAATGGGACGGAGAATCTGAATACCCTGAATAGGAGGAAAAGGCATGGTTTACCTGGAGTTAAAACGAAAACACACGGATCAATTGAACAACTTCCCGATGGCATTTGCGTTCAACAAGGAACAGTTCCAAGAGGGTCTGGACAAGCTCGGAGTTGAAAAGGAAAACATTTGTACGATACCCGGTGGTGGGTTTATCCGAAAGGCAGACGCAAAAGCGCTCGGTGACTTGCTGCTGAAACAGGCCAAGGAGATGGACCAGGCGATGCTCGATGATAACTTCCTGATCAATGCGATTGAGTACGAACTGGGAAATCATGAGTATTGTATAACCTACGACCCGAAAACGGCCATGGACGTTCTGGGAATTGACCTTGAAACCACAGACAAAAGAGTGATAAGTTGCTTCGAAATTGCAAAAAAGAATTATCTTGACGCTTGCGAGGTGGAAGGATGGTAAAAAGGAAAGCGGAATAAGGCTGTAACCTTATCCCGCTTGGTCGAGGATACGAGGATACCCAATATTATTCCATTATACCCATCAAAAACCAAAAATCAAGGAGAAAAAATGACTGACAAGATCGTAGACATCCGTTCGCGCATGAACCTGATCTCCCAGAAATGGGACAAACTACCCGAGCATATTAAGAGAGGCCTGACGCTCGCAAAGAAAATGGACGAAGAGGACCTGAGAACCCTGTTTAACATGATCGGGACCCTGATCCTACATGACGTGGAAGAAGGACTCAAGGGACACGACACGCAATTCCTGTTCGATAAGATCGATGAATTGTATGAACAGTACGAGCAGGAAAAAGAGGAACACCTGGCCACCTGCCATTTCTGCGGGCAAACCGCCGACACGGGCGTCTGTTTGGAATGCCTGGGGCAGAAGATCGGTGGTCTGGAACGATACAAGGAGTGGAAAAATGATAAAGGAGAAGATAAATGAATACCTGACCAGCCATAAGGTCCTGAGCCTGGCCGCCAACACCAGGGAGGGATACACCATATCCCTCAATGACCTGGAAACCTTTTGCGACGAAGCAGGTATCAAGAAACTCGAAGACATCGAACCCCGCATGCCGGACCTGGCGAAATTCTTCCAGACCAAGGGCATCACGGACCAGACCACCTACCAGAAATTCACCTGCATTAAAATCTTTCTCAAGTGGGCGGGTTTCCCTTCCAAATACACCTTCTCCATCAGCAACAAGGGCAAGAAGGCCTTTAAGCTGAAGCATGCAAGGCGATGGCTGTCCCAGGACGAGATCGCGCAGTGTCGGGCTTATCAGTTCGCCAACGGGTATAATCTGAGGGACCGGTTAATTGTTGCACTTCTCATTGAAACCGGGTGCAGAGCCCGGGAACTGACCACCCTGAAAGGGACGGACATCCAGATGGAGGAAGGGACGCTGTTCTTCACGGACTCAAAGACGGAACCAAGGGCGGGGTTCTTCTCTCGGGATACCTACAAGCTCATGGTGGCCATGCAATCCCAGATCGGGAAGACGGCGTGGCGGGGGAAAATCTTTCCGAACGTGGGCAGGATCAAGGAAATTGTGGTGGGAATGCTGAAGGATTTGGGGCTGAAGAACGGAAGGGACGGTAGAGGCCCGCACGTTTTCAGGCACTTTTTCGCCAGCCATTTGTTTTTTGTCGGGGACATGAGAATCGAGGAAGTGGCGACGCTTATGGGAGATACGGTGGATACCGTGAGGAACGTTTATCTGCATTGTCCTGTGGATGTTCTTAAATCTAAGACCCGAAAAGCCATGGGGTGGAGATAACATTGTTACCGGGAATGGGTGAAAGCCCATTAACCCCACCCGCCCCCGCAAGGGGGCTTGAAAGGAGAATGATCATGGAAGAACATCTTTTGAAGGTATTGCACGATCTGGACTTTGCCCGTGAGGAACTCCAAGAAGCGAACCATGCCGCAACGGCAACCGAGCACCTTTTGATTATGCAATTGATTGAAGGGATAGCAAAGACACGTAATGACACAAATGCTTTGTTAAACGCCCACATCATCGACAGAGAAAAGGAGAAATAAAATGCCCACCACGATGATAATCAGAAACATCCCGGAAAACGGAAAATGTAAATAAAGGAGAATGATTATGGATAAGGATTTTGTAAATGAATTACGAAAAGTATTTGAAAAGTTTTCGGCAAGAGATATGGCCATGATAGATGCTCGAATTGTTATCATGCCACATAGAATAAATGATGGCAATGATAATGAAGAGGCTTGGTGTTTCAAGGTCCAATCTTATGATAGGGATGGATCACTCATTGATACAAAATTGCTATAACAAAAAATTCCCCCGTCAGCGGAAACTGGCAGGGGGAAAATAACAAACCCTGATAAGGAGGGATCATCATGAAAAAAGGATACACCAAAAGAGAAAACTTGGCAAATCTGCCCAAACGGAACAATCGTTTTATGTGTTAACGGAAAATGTACCAGGCATCTTAGTTGCCCAGGTGATCGGGAAGAATATACAAAGGACGGCTTTACAGAAGTGCCGTTTGAATATTTGCCCCTTTTTAATGATTACGTTTCGGCATTGACATAAAACCCCACGCCCCGGGCATCCGGGGCTTCCCCTCCCCCCATACCCATCCTGTTGTACAATCCCCAATTACTAAAGTGTTAAAGTATTAAAAAGTAATGTTGGAAAACCTCATATGATAAAACAGTTGACAAATCGTTTAATAATATGATATGGGGAACACCAACTGAAGTCAGTTTTAATTATTGCAAACTCTATGGAGTAGCCTTGATGACCAAAATTTTAGTGACCGGCGGTGCCGGTTTTGTTGGTTCTCATTTGTGTGAGAGACTTTTAAATGGGGGCCACACTGTTGTCTGCGTTGATGATTTATCGACGGGGCAGTTTTCGAACATCCAGCCTCTTGTAAACAATCCAAACTTTATTTGTATCCCCCATGATATCCGGGACCTGACGCCTAAAGAGCTGATTTTAGAAGAAATCGATCAGATCTATAACCTTGCGTGTCCCGCGTCTCCAATCCACTACCAGAATGACCCGATAAAGACCTTTGAAACCAATGTGTTCGGTGCGGTTACAATGTTGAATATCGCGCTTATGTTTAACGCCCGTATTTTACAGGCATCTACGAGTGAGGTGTACGGAGACCCATCAATTCATCCGCAACCGGAAAGCTATTGGGGGAATGTGAACCCGATAGGGATGCGGTCTTGTTACGACGAGGGAAAAAGGGGCGCTGAGACGCTGTTCTTTGATTACCATCGAGAGAAGGGGGTGGATATTCGGGTTGCGCGGATATTCAACACGTATGGGCCGAGGATGGCAAAAGACGATGGCAGGGTGGTCAGTAATTTTATTGTGCAGGCGTTAAACGGGGAGCCTTTGACGGTTTACGGGAACGGAAAGCAGACGAGATCGTTCTGCTACGTGGACGATCTTGTGGACGGCCTTATCAGGTTAATGGAATCGGACATTACGGGGCCGGTGAACCTGGGAAACCCTCAAGAGAGAACGATTCTGGGCCTGGCCGAAATGGTTATTGAAATGACCGGTTCGAAATCGAATCTCCTGTGCAAGCCGTTGCCGAAAGACGACCCTGTTAGAAGGAAGCCGGACATTGGTTTGGCTGAGAGAGCGTTGGGGTGGAGGCCGAGAACGATTCTTTATGAGGGTTTGAGCCGCACCATTTTATACTTTAAGGAGGAAATGGGATGCTAGACGTGCAATGGGCGAAACAGCTTTTAGGGTATTTCAACCCGAAGATGGTTCACACCGGCGGGGTTCCCCGGGAGTTGACGCGAAAAGAACGGAAGCATCGAAAATCCAGAAACAAGATGGCCCGGGACAGCAGAAGGCGGAACCGGAGGTAAAAAAAGCATGACCATTTTGAAAGGTAAGACCAACCGTGCATGGCCGACCGTTGGCAATGTGGGTGATCGGCAGATTCCCCGTTGGGGACCTGCATCAAAATGTACTGAGACCTGCCCCATGTGGGACGATTGCGAATATGCCAAGCGGGAAATGTGTACCCTGGAAGCCAAGTACATGGATGTCGTCTTTAATATGCTGATTTCCGAAAACAAGGACATCGGCATTACCGACCAGCTGGATGATATTGAGCTGTGGCGGGTGGGGTTTCACTTGATTCCGTTGTACCATCAGTTAATACGGTTGAAAAAGGTTGCCTATACCGTTGATCAGAGACTTACACAGACTGACAAGCAGGGGAAACTCAGCATTCATCCGGTTTTCAAGGAAATTCGTGCGGTGTTGCAAAGCATTTCGAAAGAAATCAAAGAACTCAAGCTAAATGAAAAGTGGAAGAAAAAATTCGGGAAGATGGGGGGCCCTGGTGCAGGCCCCGATATCGAGGACCTTTTTGAGCACGGTGATCCCTCATATTATGACAAAATGGCCAAAGATGACCGTAAAAAAATTAAAAAAGCTTGAGTGCCATGTCTGATTTCAAAAAATATAGAAATGGCGGCGAAGGTTTTATCGCATGGGTTGAAGAAAATGTCAACTTTCTGGTAGCTCCAGAAGGGAGTGACATCAAGGTATGGATGCCAGCTGATGAGCTCCCGTATGGGTATAAAGAACAGTGGAAACGACAGCAAGAACATTTGATTATCCCCGCCCTTGAAATGACAAAAGGGGAGTTCCGTTACAGGCTCATCATTATGATGTGGCCAAGGGGATTTGGTAAATCGGTCCTTGCGAAGCTGATAACGCTATGGCGCTTTTGCAACTTCCCTGATATGGCGCTCATATTGGGCGCTAACAGCATCGGCCAAGTAAGATTCCATCACTTTGAAGAGATGGTAAAGACGATTGCGAACAGTCCCAGGCTGTTGGCGTCAGTAGGGAAACGCAATCTTAAACAAAAGCAGCTTGAACTGCGCGATAAGATCGGGAATGTTGTATCGTTTATTCGGCCCGTGTCATCTTTCAGTGGTATCTATAGTGGATGTTCCGGATATGTCTTTAACGAATTCCACCAGGCCACCAATTTCAAGTTCTTTACTGAAATCGACAGCTCAATGCGTGGCGTTAAAAACGGGATGGGCGTTATCGATACCACCGTGGCTCCCAGAAGTCACGTCCTGTACAAACTGTACCGAACATGGAAACGGGGAAAAGACCCCTATCTATTCTATTCTTATGTGCAGACAACGGGAAAGGCCTCTGAATCTTGGAACCCGGCAATCACCCAGGAATATCTTGACTCCCAAAAGGAGCGCTTACCATTCGGGGAGTTCGAACGCTTTTTTATAAACAGCTGGTCAGCGGGCGCCGAGCGCGTATTCACGGACGAAATGGTGGAAGGAACGAACTTCTTCGGGGTTGATCACCAGATCGGGAACAACCATGCCTTGATAGAAATCCTTACCCGAAAAAACACTTTAATTGCCCAGGAAGAGAAAATGATCCGCAGGGAGGGTGACAAGGATCTTGACGAGACGAAGAACCCGGCCATCGTATCGCAGCTGGAGGCCCGGCACGCGGATGCGTTCGAAGAGATCGACAGTCGCCTATGGCCCGTATCGGACATTTACCAGCTTCGGGACCCTTCGACCGGACTTCCGGCCATGGCCACCATGCAGGACCTGGAAAAGCTGTCCGACATTTACGACACGAACTGGGCGGTTATGGCGGGGATGGATAGGGCGGACCCCATGAAAGCCAGTACTGCCGCCAGAACCATTGTAACCGCTATCGCCAAGGGACTTGTGGGCAGCAGAACCAACCCGTTTCCCATAAACGACACGGATGCACCGCGTTACCTGTACGTTCTCTTGCATTTGGCCGACATTGAGGACCATTCCATAGAAGCCGTTCAAGACACCCTGATCAATATTAAGAACGAGTTCGACGGGATCGATGCTTTCGGGACGGAACGATGGGGGGCCGTTGACCTGGTGAACTGGTGCAACACAGAGGATATTTTACCGATTATTTACTACCCGACCTATTCCCGACAAAGGACCATGTTTACGGAACTGTTCCTGGCGTACAAAAACGGACGATTCAAGGCTCCCCCGGTTTGGGTCAGGGGGTACAAGGAAGAGGACGTGTTGAAAGAGGAAGCGAAGGTATTCGACCATAACCCGGCGGCCACCAGGGGAAAGTTCGGAAGCCCCGAAAAGTCTGAAAAGTACGGCCGGCAGGATGACTGCATGTTTTCGCTGGGAAGTGCGGTATATGCGGGACTTTCGCTTACCGTGGAGTCGTTCAGGGAACGCAAGGGAACCAATTCTTTCGGGTTTGTGTTCCAGGGTGAAGGATTATTGGGAGTTTATCGGTAAAAAAAAACGCTTGACAGTGTTAATTAACATGTGTTAAGGGGATTTAACATGGTAGCAGAAACGCGACTCTACGAAGAGCGCAAAGAAGATAAAGCACCGATCAAGGTTCAATGCGCCAAGTGTAAAGGGGTCCTCTTCATTGCCGTAGCTGGTTTTTGGGAGAAAAAACATGAGATAGAAATTAAATGCCGTAAATGCGGCTTCGTGAATGATTTTTAACAGGTAGTTCGAGCGCTTCGAGCGCCCCATAAAACACACTCCACTAAGAGAGCTTTTCGAAAGCCTGGATGCAGAAGCTAATCCCTTCCGCGTTCAGGCTTTTTTTTGGATCAACGATGCCTGACGAACCGATTACCCTAGACCAGATTCCGGAAGAACACCTTCGGGTTATTGCCGAGGCGTTTCCCCAGTTGTCCATGAGCGCCCCGTGGCAGTATTCCCCGAATACGGGCGAATATACAGGGAGCGGCGGCGACATCGTTGATGCGGACGGTTTCTCCCCGGATATTGATAGCGGCAACAAGGAAGATCCGGCCGTTACTCGGGAAAAACTTCAGCAGGAATGCTGGCTGAAAGCACACCGCACACCCCAAGTCAACACCGCCATTCGCGGGCAGACCGGTCGATTGACCGGGTTCGGTTTTGAAATCACGTCCGAAGTGCCGGATATTCAGGACGCCATTGAAGAGATCGAGCTGGACCCCCGCAACCGCCTTTACAACTTCTGGCCGAAGTATGTCACCCGGGCCTTCATAGAAGGTGAGCTGAGGTTGTGTTGCACTGTCCATGAAGACGGATTTATCGAGGTGGACTTTATCGATCCCGCCGTGGTGCGGTCCCCCCTGGTAGAGAGCGGTATCATCTTTCATCCCCGAAAAACCACCATGCCCCTGATTTACTGCATTCGAACGGACGACAATACCGAGGAACACATCCCTTCCATCTTCATTGCCCGATACCCCGAATTGATGCGCATCGCCAGTCAGCAAAAAGGGTTCGACGCCGACAAACTCAAGAACAGCCGGCGTCAGAAGTTCAAGAATCTTGGAGGGTATTTCCGGTTCATCATCGAGTGGGATAAATCCACCATCACCAAGCGGAATGTCGGCCATGTCCGAACCATCCTGGAATGGCTGAATCATTGGGAAACCCTCAAAAAATACGAGATCGACCATAAGAAATCGGCCGGCGCCTATTTGTGGGAACACCAGTTTCAAACTACCAAGGCCTGGATGCTGTGGCTTCAGATGTCCGATGAGGATCGGCGCAAGACCGGGATCGCCGGCGCCAAGTCCCCCGGAACGTCCATTGTGACGGGGCCGGACCTTAAGACCCACGTTCACAATCCGAACCTGCCCAGTATTTCCGGGTCCGACACCGACATCATGGCCCAGGTCACAAGCGGTTTGAATGAATCGGAAGACGTAACAACCGGTAGCCTGAACGCCACCTTCGCGTCCGCCAAAGCCAGCCGTGGTCCCATGAGCGACCGGACCAGCGATGAGATCGCCTACTTCGACCGGTTTCTGATCCATGACTTCTGGAGCGGGGTGTTCTTCCTGAAAAGCCAGGTGAGCGATTTCCCCCGGATATTTCGTGTGAAGGAAGCCGTTGATTACAAGAACCGCAAGCCGGTGTTCAAAATCAAGAAGAAACGACCGGAGCAACTGATCGAAATCAGTTTCCCCACGAGCGAAGTGAACGACGCCGAGGCGAGGGCCAGGGCGTTTTTCGGTTCCAAGCACGCGTCCCTGCACGATACGGCGGGTCTGCCCATGTCCAAGCTGGTCAAGAAAATGGGATTTGGGAACTATCGCAGGGACAGGCTCCAGTACGAAACGGAAAAGGAAAAATACCCGGACCTGCCTTTGACGCTGGATGCCGAATCGGAGCAGGAGAAAAAACAGGCGGAACCATCCAAAGACACGTTGAAGAAAAACAAGGAGG